AAGGCTCAAAAGTACGCTGAGAAGCACGGAACGAAGCGGAAGGCATCACAGAACGACATCAACGCATTTTTCGGTTAGAGGGCATTTAAATGGCAAGCGGTTCAATTAAAGGAATCACAATTCAGTTCGCGGGCGATACGACCAAACTCGATAAAGCCCTCCGACAAATCAAGAATAGCACGAAGGACATCGACAGGGAGCTGAAGAACGTCGACAGAGCACTCAAGTTCAATCCGACATCGGTAGAGCTGTGGAGGCAGAAGCAGGATCTTCTCGACCAGAAGATAAAGCAGACAAATAAGAACCTCGATGACCTCAAAGACGCGCAGAAGCAGATGGACGCTCAGGGAGTAGAAAAAAGCTCCGAGGCGTACCGAGCTGTACAGCGCGAGATCATTGAGACCGAGTCGAAACTCAAGCACTTCGAAGCAGAACAGCGGAAAATCGGAAACGTCAATCTCCGCGCCGTATCGGAACAGTTCAAAGAGATGGGCAGCAAACTGACTGCGGCGGGCAACGCTATGAGAGAGTTCTCAGCTGCGGCGGCTGTTGTTGCGGGTGCTATCGGAGCGATCGCGGTCAAATCGGCTTCGTGGGCTGACGATATGAACACGCTGTCGAAACAGTACAGAATCGGCACACAGGAATTGCAGATGTATTCGGCGGCGGCTCAGCTCGTTGATGTAGAGGTCGAGACCATAGCGGCATCACACAGAAAACTCACAAAGTCGATGTCGTCGGCGGTGGACGGAACAGGAAAACAGGCCGAGGCGTTCGACAGGCTGGGCATTTCAATAACGGATGCAGAGGGCAATCTTCGCAATACGGATGATGTCTGGAACGAGGTCATTCAGAAACTCGGCACGGTCGAGAACGAGACGGAGCGCGAGGCTCTTGCGATGGATCTGCTCGGAAAATCAGCGGGAGACCTCAATCCTCTCATCGAGGACGGCGGCGAAACCTATCAGAACTTTGCCGAGACGCTTGAGAAGTACAACCTCGACTTCATCGATCAGGAAACGCTCGACGATGCCAATGCGTTCAACGATTCGCTCGATACCATGAAGGCGGTCGGCTCGGTCGCGCTGCAACAGGTAGGCACACAGATAGCGGCATATCTGGCACCGGCACTCGAGAAGCTGATGGATCTGTTCGGACAGCTTGCGGGATGGTTCGCGAACCTGTCACCGCAGACACAGACCATTATCGGTATCATCGCAACCGTCATAGCCGTAGCCGCTCCGTTACTGATCATAATCGGAGCGATCTCATCAGGTGTCGGCGCGCTTGTAGGCGTAATCGGAATGATAACGGCTCCGATGCTGGGAATAGTCGCAGCCATAGCCGCGGTAATCGCTATCGGTGTTCTGCTCTACAAGCACTGGGACGACATCAAGGCGAAGGCACAAGAACTATGGACGAATATCAAGGCGAAGTTCGAGGGCATCAAGACATCGATAACAACGGCGTGGGACAATGCGAAGGCGAAAGTAGTCGGCACTGTTGCGGGGCTGATCGCATCGGTAAAAGAAAAGATCCACACATTGAAGGAAAACGTTCGGTCGACCTTCGAAGCCATCAAGGAGAAAATCATCAAGCCGTTTGAGACCGCAAGAGATAAGGTTCAGGGCGTTATCGACAAGATAAAAAGCTGGTTCCCGATCGACATCGGAAACATTTTCAAGAACCTCAAAACACCGCACTTCACGATCAGTTGGAATTCGAAGGACTTCGGACCTCTCGGTACTATCAAGTATCCGACTGGTTTTAGTGTGAGCTGGTACAAGACGGGCGGTATTTTTGATAATCCATCCATCATCGGTGTAGGTGAAGCCGGTGCCGAGGCGGTCGTGCCATTAGATAAGTTATGGGACAAGCTCGACAACATAGCGGCGGCATCGGGCGGTATAGTCGTGAATGTTTACGGCTCGGATAATATGTCAGTCAATGAACTGGCAGAGGCGGTCGAACAGAAACTTATTCAGATGCAGAGAAGGAGGACGCTGGCATGGCAATAGCACCGACGGGAGCGATATACAAGGCGTTGTCGTTCGATGGCACATCAAGCCGAAATTACGGCGTATACATCACGGGCGAGGCGGTCTACAACGCACCTGAACGCGATGTGGAAATGATAACGATACCGGGCAGAAACGGCACATTCGCTATGGATAAGGGACGGTTCGAAAACATAACGGTCACGTATCCAGCGGGCATCTTTGCGGACAGCGAAGCGGACTACAGACAGGCGATCTCGGATTTCCGCAACTTCCTGTGTTCTAAAAGGGGATATGTCAGACTGTCAGATGATTACAATCCCGATGAATACAGAATGGCGGTTTATAAAAGCGGTCTTGAAGTAGCAACGGCACAATCGAGAGCGGGCGAGTTTGAAATTGTTTTCGAGTGCAAGCCACAGAGATTTTTGACCTCAGGCGAAACGGCTACGACTGTCGCTAATAACGGGACGCTTTCAAATCCGACGGCGTTCGATGCGAGTCCGACGCTTCAGGTAACGGGCTATGGCAATATCACGGTGAATGGCTATGGGATTTCACTGGTCAACAGCACGGTCGGAGCGGTAACGCTTGCTGATCCGGCAGACTCCTCACTTGTAACGTTCTCGACTGCATTACTTGCGTCGGGCGATGTCATAACACTCGAAGGCTTCACGAAGTCTCTACGCATCCGTTTAAATTCAAGCAATTCGGGTGCGGAGATCGTGGGCTATACCATAACGGCGAAGAATACGAGCGATTTCACATTTACCACGAACACATCGGAGACCATAAGCAGTAAAGAGAGACGGCGCACACTTGAGTTCGATCCGATAGATACGAGCGGGCTTCTCGGTTCGACGAAGAAGTATTGCAGATGCACCGTGGCTGTCGGCTACAAACTGACATCGAGCGGGAGCACCACAACAGACACGTTCGACTACGATATATGGGTGCAGCTTACAAGCGTGGACAGCACCACAAAGCAGCTTACAATCGGCTCGTCAACCAGTAACAGCGATACGAAGATAAGCCCGTCACACTCTACTCATACCGGCGCGATAACAGCCGTATCGACTCAGACGCTTCTCGGAAATCCGACATATATAGACTGTGATATAGGCGAGGCGTACAAGGTCGTAAACGGTGAAAACGTACCTCTGAACGCGTTCATTGATTTAGGTTCGAAGCTGCCTGTTCTGTCGCCCGGTTCGAATACATTCACATACGATAACACGGTGACGCAGTTCAAAGTGTCGCCTAACTGGTGGAAAATATGATGCCTATCATTTACGAAAGCAACGAAACAGGATTCGACTTCAACGGACTCGGACGGCTTCGGGACGCTACTTCAGTCAAGGTCGTTGAGGAAAGGAATGGAGTCTACGAATGTGACTTCAGCTATCCTGTTACCGGCGCGAACTTCGACCTCATTCAGGTCGGACGCATCATAGGCGTGACGCACGACGATACGGGAGATATTCAGCCGTTCGACATCGTGAGCTATACGAAGCCGATAAACGGCGTGGTGGAATTTCACTGTACGCACGTCAGCTACAGACAGAGCTACTTCACCACGATCGAAACGCCCGCGAACAGCCTTGCAGATGCGTTCGACATACTCAAAAACCATACGATACCGTCAAACCGATTATTCACATACGAATCCGATATGACAAAGTCGGGCTATGTCGGCGCACTTAACGGCGTTCCGAGAACAGTACGTTCCATCCTCGGCGGCGTTGAGGGTTCGATTCTGGATACGTTCGGCGGCGAATACGAGTGGGACAAATGGCGGGTCATTCTTCATTCAGCCCGAGGCACATTAAAGCCGTTTTCTATCCGCTACGGCGTGAACATGATCGACTACAAAGAGGACTTTGATATTCAGGGCACCTACATGCGGGCAATCCCGTACTGGAAAGGCACCGATGACGAGGTCGTATGGGGGCTTGCTGTGACCGCAGACGGTACAACGCTGACTAACAGGCAGGAGTGCGTACCGCTCGACATCTCGGACAAGTTCGAGGATAAGCCGACCGAAGAAGAGGTCGAGACGATGGGTCAGGCGGTCATCAATAACCTCAAGCCATATATCCCGACAAAGAATATTCATGTCGAGTTCGTCAGGCTTCAGGACTTAGGCTATCCAGAATTATCACAACTGATGAGCTGTGGACTGTGTGACACCATAAATGTCATTTTCCCTGACTATAATTCATCGGGGCAGTTCAAGATCGTCAAGACCGTATGGGATGTGCTCGCGGACAGATATGAGTCGATGGAACTCGGAGACCTGTCCGTAACACTTGCGGATGCGCTCGGAATAAACAACAATTCATCAAGCGGCGGTTCGGGTCTCGGTGAATACGTAAAGAAGGAAGACCTCGTACTTGAGGAACACACTTTAAGTACGAGCCTGTCCATAAACAGCGGCTCACAGTCAAATACAGACTACACGGCTACAAAGAGCGGTTACGTACCTATCGGAGTGGTCGGATGGAGGATAACAAACGGGAGCGGTTCGGGCGGCTCTTACGGACTCGCGTTCGGCGTGAGCTTGGTAGGTACGTCGCTCGGTTCGGCTACGGTTCGAATCGGTATCCGTGCGGTTTCGGGCAACGTAAGCGGATGTACACTCTACGCATCAATATTATGGAGGAAAGCATAGATGGCTAATATTGAATTTTGGAAAGCGGCCGGTATTCGTGCCGCGCGTACTTTTTTACAGGTAATTCTCGCGGTATGGACAGCGGGACAGCTTATAACAGAGGTCGACTGGAAGTTTCTGCTCCTGTCGGCTTTTTCTTCGGCTGTGTATTCGCTTTTGACATCACTACTTGCGGGACTGCCTGAAGTGAAGCTGTACGATACACTGTACGACCTCGATAACGATCCGTTTGATGATGCGGACGACTTCGAGGAGTTCGATGAAGAGGGTGATGAGTAATGGCACTGCTTTCAGTTGAGAAGAGAAAAGAATACTTCAAGTTCCTCGGTCTCGGTGAATATAACAAGGCGACTATAGAAAAGTTTCAGCGCATGGCGTTCACACGTAAGAGCGACATCGATGGCGTTTACGGCACGAACACGGACAGGGCACTCAGGCACTTCAGGAACGTGCGGAAGTTCACGAAGAATTTTGAGCCAGAGGAGTTCAAGTGTGAGTGCGGCGGGCGTTATTGCACAGGCTATCCGTCATGTATGAAAAAGGTCGAGTTGGACAATCTTCAGGCTATCAGAGACCACTACGGCAAACCGATGATAGTAACGTGCGGTCTCAGATGCAAGCCGTACAATAACAGTCTGGCGGGGAGCATATCCA